GGAAATGGTATCAAATGATATGGGATTCAGTGAAGATATCATTGGTAAATTCTTCTCTCTTAATTTTGTGAGAAAAAATATTCTCAAGTTGTCTCAAGAACAAATTGATGAGATGGAAAAAGAAATTGAAAGAGAAAAGGGGACACAAGGTGGAACTGGTAAATTAGATTGGGCTATAGGGTCAGAAGAACATGATCCCAAGAAAGATAAACCAGATTTGAAAATCATAAGTGGTTAAAATTTATAAATAGTATAAATATAATAGATATCTATAATTAGAGGATAAAAATGTCTGAAACAACAGCTACAGTTAGTGATATTATATCCATGTCCGTTGGTGGAGATGGTGCAGGAGTAAAGTCAGCAATCAATGATGTACTCCAACAAAAGATAATGGTCGCATTAGAAAATAAGAAAAAGGATGTTGCAAGTTCTTTTTTAACAAAAACACGCGAGAATTCAGAAGTTGTTGCAACAGACGCAGTTGAAACTTCAACAGAAACAAACGAACAGGAAGTAGAAACAAGTTAAACTTTTTTAAACAAAACGTAGACAGACCCGAAAGGGCCGGAAAGTTCTGAGGAAATAACAAATGGCAGCAGAAACACAAGTACTAGTAGATAACGAAAAAAAATATATCGCGAAATTCTTTTCCGATGCATCAGAATCGGATGTTAAGAAAGTTGATATATCAACCCTTTCTTGGGCAAAACATACAATCACACTTTCTGGTGCTGCAAGTCCAAATTTTAAAATTGGTGAAGTATTATCAGTCGGAGCAGAGAAATATCTGGTCACGGGATTTACTGCAGGTGCATCAACGGTAGAAGTAGTTGGATGGGATAATACGAATAAAAAAGCAACCGCTATTGATGCAAGTTCATCTAATGGTGATGCCGTTTCGGGTGGAGTTTCTGGAAGTAATACAAGAACGTATTCAAGTATCGCTGAACAAGATTTCAACGTTTTAGTTACTAAAATAATGTGGATTACAAATGGTCTACAAGTTGCAATTGAATGGGATGGAAGTGGATCAGAAGCATATATTGCAGAATTATCAGGTAATGGAAGTTGGTCTATGCCTGGAAATGAATGGCCGGGAATAGGAATAAACGCATCCGGTGATTCTGGCAATGTTTTAGGGGATATCCAATTTTCCACAACAGGACATGGATCGGGCGATTCATATACAATCATAATGGAATTGAAGAAACAATCGGGTTATGATATTCCAGCATACGAACAAAATAATATACTTGGTTATCCGGTTGATTACTTACTAGGAAATTTCACATAATAGGAGAGATATGAAACTTATATGCGAACAATTAGAGGATGTAGAATTTATATGTGAAACTTCCAAAGCAGGGAAGAAGAATTATTTTATTGAAGGCGTATTCATGCAGGCCAATGTAAAGAACAGAAATGGCCGAGTTTATCCAAAAGAAATTCTGCAAAAAGAAACAAAAAGGTACGAGCAAAATTATATCAAACAAAACAGAGCATTTGGTGAACTTGGCCATCCTGACGGACCAACCGTTAATCTCGAAAGAGTATCACACATGATACAGGAACTTAACGAGGATGGAGACAATTTCGTAGGTCGTGCAAAGATTATGGATACACCTTATGGTAAAATTGTACAGAATTTAATAGATGAAGGTGCTCGTTTAGGCGTTTCATCTAGGGGAATGGGTTCATTAAAACCCATGGGCCGCAACGTTCAACAAGTTCAAGATGATTTTTATCTTGCAACTGCGGCAGATATTGTTGCTGATCCTTCCGCTCCAGCAGCATTTGTTAATGGTATTATGGAAGGAAAAGAATGGGTATGGGATAACGGAATTCTCGATGAACGAGTAGTTGCCCGAATCGAAAAAGAGATGAAAATTACTAATCAAAAGCAATTAGATGAAGTTCAACTAAAAGCTTTTGAAAGTTTTATGTCAAGCTTATAAAATTACTAAATAATAACAGTAAATACTAATTTAAATTAGATATAGGAGATTTAAATGTCTGAAGAAATTTTGGCTCAAGAGTCTGAAGAAACCGCAGAGGAAGAAATTATTGAATCCTCAGAACAAGATTCTTCAGATGATTTAATAGAAGAAACTGAAGAAGTGGAAGAGGGTAAAACCCCAGAAGCCTCTGTTAAAAAAGAAGAAGATGAAGATTCTGAAGAAGAGGAAGAAGAAGTGAAAAAAGAAGCAGTAAGCGTTCCAAAAACTAAGAATCAAATGTTGAAAAACATTTATGATCAAATTAATGGAATGTTAAAAGGTGATTTAGCTACCAAGTATGAAGATATCATGGCTGCTACTGATCTTTCAATAGTTAAAGAAGAAGAAGAAGAAGAAAAAGAAGAAAAAGTTCGTACTAAAGCAGCAGTAAAAACGGAAGACATTAAAATAGATGTCAAAGATGATGTTGATGCATTAGTACAAGGCGAAGAAGGTCTTACTGAAGATTTTAAAGAAAAAGCCTCAACAATTTTCGAAGCTGCAGTTCAAGCAAAAGTTGTTGAAGAAGTTAATTCCAAAATGGAAGAACTTGAAGCTCAACTGAAATCAGACGCAAGTTCCGAATCTGAAGAATTTGCAAAAGAACTTACAGAAAAGGTCGATGGATATCTGACCTATATTGTAGAAGAGTGGATGAAAGAAAATGAATTGGCAATCGAACGCGGTATCCGTACTGAGTTGGTTGAAGATTTCATGTCTGGATTAAAGACTCTTTTCACAGAACATTACATTGATCTTCCAGAAGAAAAAGTTGACATGGTTGATGACTTATTCACAAAAGTCGAAGACCTTGAAGGACAACTTGACGAGGAAATCAATCGTGGAGTAGAACTCCAAAAAGAATTGTCTCAGTTCAAAAAAGACGATGCCCTCAGAGGTGCTACTAAAGATTTGGCCGATACTGAAACGGAAAAAATCTCTAAGTTAGCAGAAGGTATTGAATATGAGAACGAAGAGCAATACATTGAAAAATTAAATGTACTTAAAGAAAGTTATTTTCCTAAATCTGATGCAGTTACCTCAGAGATCACAGAAGCGGATGAAACAATTGAAGTTTCTGATGAACGGACGGAAGAGAAGCTTAATGAAGACATGCAACATTATACATCAGCGATAAAACGTTATAATTCATAATAATTTTTAATTTTTAATATTAACCTATAGGAGAAAATATGTACCTAGCTGAAGACCTTCAAAAGAAGTGGGCTCCGGTGCTTGGACATGAAGATCTCGCCCCGATTAAAGATAATTATCGGAAGGCTGTAACCGCAGTTCTGTTGGAAAACCAAGAGAAAGCAATGCGAGAACAGGCTAATCAAGAAGGCGGAATCTTTGGAAACTTGCAAGAAGCAGCTCACGCAAATAAGACAGGTGGAAATATCGATTATGTCGATCCTGTTCTGATTTCGTTGGTTCGTAGGGCTATGCCTAATCTTATTGCCTATGATGTTTGTGGTGTTCAGCCGATGACAGGTCCAACCGGACTTATCTTCGCGATGAAAGCTCACTATACATCTCAGGCAGGAGTTGAAGGCGGCCATGACGAAGCCAACACTGACTTTTCCGGTATTGCGGGAACACACTCTGCTAACAGTAACCCAGCAGATGCCAGCATGACAACCGGTACTGGTATGACTACCGCCAACGCAGAATTAATTGGTGACGGAAGTACTTCAAATTATGAAAATTTCCCACAGATGGCATTCGCCATTGACAAAGTAACTGTTACTGCTAAGTCACGTGCACTCAAAGCTGAGTACACAATGGAATTGGCACAGGATCTTAAAGCCGTTCACGGTTTGGATGCTGAAACAGAATTGTCAAATATTCTGTCAAGTGAGATCTTGGCTGAAATTAACAGGGAAGTTCTGAGAACCATTTATACCAATGCTAAAACTGGTGCAGCTCATAACACTACAGCTGCAGGAACTTTTGACCTTGATACAGACTCAAACGGACGTTGGTCAGTTGAGAAGTTCAAAGGTTTGATGTTCCAGATTGAACGTGAAGCTAACTTCATTGCAAAAGACACACGGCGTGGAAAAGGAAATATCCTTATCACATCGTCTGATGTAGCTTCTGCTCTGGCAATGGCTGGTCAACTTTCACAACCTGATATGGGTAACAACCTTAATGTTGATGACACAGGTGCCACAATGGTCGGTACTCTGAATGGTCGATTCAAGGTTTATGTTGATCCATATGCACCTTCCGCAGCAACTAACTATTTCACAGTTGGTTACAAAGGATCAAGTGCTTATGATGCTGGTCTGTTCTATTGCCCATACGTTCCATTACAAATGGTTCGTGCGGTCGGTGAGAATTCTTTCCAACCTAAGATCGGATTCAAGACCCGTTACGGTCTGGTTTCTAATCCGTTTGCTAACGATACAAGTTCCGCTAATAACGGAGCTGGTGACGGTTCGCTTACAGCTAACGCTAACCGATACTATCGCCACGTTATTGTTGCCAACCTTATGTAAAACATCTTTTACGAAGGTGGAGATTAAGAGGGGTCACAGATTTGTGACCCCTTTTTTTATGCTTACTAAATATTAGTATAATATGGAGATAGTGAAATGTATGAAGGTCCTGATGCACAAGATATAGATTCTGTTTTTGTACTAGGAAATGGT